GATGGGGCATGCCGACTACCAGCGGCAGTACGAGCCCATCCTCTACGGCTGGCGCGACGGCAATGACCGGTTCTGGTGCGGCGCGCGCGACCAGGGCGACGTCTGGTTCATCGACCGCACCAGTAAGAACGACCTGCATCCGACGATGAAGCCGGTGGCGCTGGTCGAACGGGCGATCCGCAACAGCAGCAAGACCCGCGATCTGATCCTCGATCCATTCGGCGGCTCCGGAACGACGATGGTCGCCTGCGAGAAGACTGGTCGCCGCGCGCGATTGATCGAACTCGATCCGAAGTACGTCGATGTCATTGTCCGCCGCTGGCAAGATCACACGGGCCAAGCGGCCACCAGGCAATCGGATGGCGTCGCGTTCGAGGACGCGACTCGCGATGCTGAGGCCGAAGCGAAGGCCGCGGGCGAATGACCAGGCCGGCGTACTACAACGAAGTGGACAGATACCTGTGCGACTGGCTCCGAAATCTAATCGCGGCCGACATCATTCCCCCCGGTGACGTAGATGACCGAGACATCCGATCTGTTTGCGCAGACGACCTGCGCGGCTACGGCCAATGCCACTTCTTCGCCGGCATCGGTGGGTTCGCCTACGCCTGCCGGCTCGCGGGCTGGCCGGACGACGAGCCGATCTGGACCGGCGGCTTCCCCTGCCAGCCGTTCAGCGTTGCAGGCCGCCAGCGCGCGCAGGCGGACGACCGCCACCTCTGGCCGGAACTGCGCCGCCTTGTTGCATCGGCGCGACCCGCTCTATTCCTGGGTGAGAACGTTGCTGGCCTCATCCCGCTGGGCCTCGACGGAGTTATTGCTGATCTGGAAGCCGAAGGCTACGCCAGCCGGGCGATTGTTGTTCCAGCTTGCGCCGTCAACGCCCCGCACCGACGCGACCGCGTCTGGATCGTCGGGCACCGTTTGGCCGACTGCGGTAGCGAACGACGACAACAAGAGCCCGGCAGGTCATCTAGCGATGAAGCGCCGGATGCCCGGTGGGCCTCGCCAGACGATCAGCAGCTTGCAGGTCGCGGCGAAAGCGGTCTGGCCGACGGCGACGGCGAACGACGCAGAGAAGCGCGGCGACTTTGCGGCCGAGCGACGCAATGGCCTGCCGGGAGTGGCGAAGGCGGTGTGGAGCACGCCTCGGGCGAGCGACGGCGAGAAGGGCGGCCCCAATCAGCAGTTCGGCAGTGGATCGACCCGACCGCTGCCGGCGCAGGCGGTCTGGGCGACGCCGACAACACGGGATCACAAAGACGCGTCGAGCGTTGGCAGCGCACCGGAGAATGGGATGCTTGGCAGACAAGTCAAACCCTCGCCGGTCGCCGGGTACCTGAATCCAGAATTCGTCTTCTGGCTGATGGGATATCCGCAAGAATTCCTAAGCTGCGCGCCGCCGGCAATGCGATCGTCCCGCAAGTTGCCGCCGAAATCCTCCGCGCCCTGCGGGGTTGACGCTGCGCTCGGATACGAAGTTAACGAGGGGGCTCCGTCTTAGTCAGCGGCCAGCCCGATGTAGCGGGCATATTTGTAGCCGTCCGTGCGCACGTATAGCGTCGCGCGGCCGGGCGACCGAATCTCCATAGCGTCGGTGTAGATGCCGCAGAAGTCGGCTAGCCAGTCGCGGTCGCGAAGCGGTTGCTTGGCAAATGCGTCGTACTCGTGGGCAGTCAGCTCCTTCACCTCGACGATGCGAGCGAACTCGGCCGGCACGTTGGTATCGCGCAGTTCCCGCTGAACCCAGGACAGGCTCTCGGCCTTGCGTGCGAATCGGACCTTCTGGATGCGGGGCTTGATGTGCGTGGTGATCATGGTGGTCTTCCGCAGTGGGCGTGCCGACATGAACGCTTCCTTCCCAATGGAAGCCAAGCGGTATATCGCGGTATCGCACGAATATCTGAAGTCGTTAAGGCGTCGGACAAGAATGACGATTCTCAGAACAAGGTGATGCCGGCTAGGCCGTCGACCGGAAGACCGCCGCGCCGGGCACGGCGAGATTGGCATCAGGCGACTTCGTACTGACCCGTGGTTCCTTTGTATCGGACCTGGACGTAGCCGCGAATCGGCGTGTGGCACTCGATCCACATATTCAAGCGGTACACGTCGCGGTAGCTCACTGCGTGCCGAGCCTGTTCGTCGGTCAGTCCGATGTCCGCGAGATACCGTGCCATCTCGGCGTCGGTGGAACATTCGTCATTCGACAAGGCGTCCTCGACCGTAGCGAGAATTCGGTCGGGCAGGCTAGCGAGAATGGGGTTGGGGCGTTTCGTGTCGTTGGGGTGCATCGGCTGATCTCTATGCGCGGGGGGACATGAACGCTTCCTTCCGCTGGGAAGCCAAGCGGACTCCGATCCGATGCAGGCAGATCCACGATGGCGTTAAGACCTCGGACAAGAACGCAGGCACCCCTCCATGGAGAGCGGCCGGGCTTATCGCCCGGCCGCGTTTGCTACATCATTCCTCTTCGTCGGACTTGATCTCGGGCGTCGCCGCTTCCTCGGCCTGGACTCGGTACACGCGGTCTGCCTTGCCCTCCTTATCGCTGATCAGTTCGTAGCCCCTCTTCTTCAGGGCGCCGGCAAAGAACCCACGCACCGAGTGCTGCTGCCAGTCGGTCGCTTCCATCACCTCCTTGATGGTCACGCCTTGCGGACGCATGAGCAGGGCGACCACTTGGTCGATACGGGTTTCCTTGCGCTTGGACGGCGCTGCGGCGGCGACCGGATCAGCGTCCGTCGAGTCGCCAGCGCTCGCCGCTTGCATGCCGCTGCCCGGGCCACCGTTGTCGGTGTCGCCTGCGTCAACCGCGTCATCGTTGGCATCCTCGCCGGAATCGGCATCGGCGGCATTGTCGTTGTTGACCATGTTGCTGCCGGCGGCGTCGCTAAAGCCGACCTCAACCATGTCGGCTTCCGGGGGCTGGTGGCCGACTGCCTCGTAGCCGGCAGCGGTTAGCGCGTAGCCGGCACCGTCAGCGGCAATCAGATCCTCGCGCAACAGGCCGCGCACCACCGCCGTGCGCGCACCGCCGCCGAGGTTCTTCGGATAGTTCTCGATGCGGCCAGCGGTCTCGGTCGCGAGAAGGATCAGGGCGCGCTGGCTGTCGGTAAGCTTGGTCATTGCAGTTTCCTTGGTAGGTGATGGGTGTAATCGGTAAGCGCGCCCGCTGCTGCCGGGCGCGCGGGGTGTTCAGCTGATCAGGACTTCGCCGATGACGCCGCGCACATCGATGTCACCGCTGGCGATGGCCTGGATCACGTCGTCGGGAAGCTTCTGCAGGAAGCATGTGGCGCGGCGTTCGATTTCGCGTTGCGCGATATCGCTCCAGTCTTGGAGCACCGTGAGTTGCGCCAGCGCCGAGCGGTTTCCTGTCTTCAGGCCGTCGAGATAGTCCTTCAGGATTTGCGTTTCGTCTCTCATGTATGGCCTCCGTGGCCGTCGTTGGTGTAGGGACATGAACGCTTCCTTCCGCGCCGAAGCCAAGCGAATAGAGCGACTAAGAACGAACGTTCTCCAACGCGTACACCTGCCAGACAACTTCATCGAACGCGCAGAAAATAAGCGCCCCGAGGGGCGCTTTGCGATCGACGCGGATCAGAGGATTCGACGCTGCAAGATGGCCGTCGGGATCAGCTCCGTGCGTGCGCGGTCCGCTTCCCAGCGGTTCCCAAGCAGAGCTTTCTCGGGGATGGGCAAGGTGAAGATGGTTCGGGCGCCGGGGGTGTCCGGAAATTCGCTCGTCCCGCCCTCACCCAGCCATGTGTTGCCCACCATCGTGTGCTGCTCGGTCGGCAGCTCATCGTCCGGGGTGCCGCTGCCGTTGGCGGCGCGCGCTGAGGCGGCGTAGCCGGCCAAGTAGGCGGCGGTCAGCGCTGCCTTAATTCCCCAAACTCCGACGCTGGGGAAATCCAGCGAATCGCTACCTTGTTCTTCCAAGGTGCCCACGTCGAGGTGCTGCTGCGCAATGGTGGTAAAGAGTTCGCTGTTCATGTCGGCCTCCGTAGCCTTGCGTTGGTGTGGGGACATGAACGCTTCCTTCTCCGACGAAGCCAAGCGGATTCCGCGATAAAGAATGATCGTTCTCGGATGTAGACAGGCGTCGGACAGCTACAGCGGGCAGAAACAAAATGCGCCCCCCGTTTGGGGGCGTATCAGTTGCGCTTCGGGCGATTAGGTCTCAGGCGATTCGACGTTGTCGGATGGCGGTCGGAATGAGCACGTCGCAGGCCTTTCGCTCAGTCCAGTGGTACGCCAGCAGCTCGACCTCCGGGATAGGTAGGGTGACCACGGTTTCCGCCCGCTGGTCGAGCGACCAGTCGGTGGCTTCGCCTTCGCCGAGCCAGATGCCGCACAGCATGATGTGTCGCTCGGTGGTCAGCGCGTCGGCGCCGCTGCCGTTGGCCGCGCGTACCGCCGCCGCGTAACCCGCGAAGTAGGCGGCGGTCAGTGCGGCATCGATACCCCAAACCGAAACGCTATGGAAGTCCAGGCTATCGTTGCCGCGAGTCTCTAGCGTCGCTACATCTAAATGCTGTTGCGCGATGGTGGTGAGCGTCTTCTTGTGCATGACAGCCTCCGTGGCCGTTCGTGTTGGGTGCACGCATGAACCCTTCGGCTCGACCGGAAGCCAAGCGAAGCCGTCGTCATATCCAGGTTTTCACCGTCGCCAGACAACCGCCGTACAGCTGAGGCCAGATGGTTGTCTGGAAGCTAAACAGAACAGAAGAGCGTTCGTTCTTCTCGCGATAACTGCTTGGCTTCCAAACAGAAGGAAGCGTTCATGTCGTCGCCGCATCGACGCGGCGACGACGAGAGAACGAAATGCCGAACATGTCTCACTGCCGGTTTCGCAACACACTTGTTGATCTGAATGAGTGCCAGTCGGCGCTGGAGTCGTTGGTCCATGACCCGGCGGTCCCGCTATCGCGCGAGGAATTGGCCGCCGCGAAAGAGCTGGCGAGGACCTGCCTGGATATCGTCTACCTACTGTGCGATGCCGGCGGCGCCGAAATCGCCGACGAGCCGGACATGGCGCGACTGGTTGAGAAGTTCAACAGCGAAGCCGGCGCACACTGATCGCACGAGAGTGAAAGCCCCAGCGCCTACCGGGTGCTGGGGCATTCGCTCTTCCGAATCTTCGGCCAGCAGTTTCCTGTCCGTCCGCTGTCACGCTTTCTGATTTCCAGGGGAAAGTACTTGGCTTTGTCCTGAGTGGAAGCGTTTATGACGCCGCCGCGCCAACGCGGTGAATCTCGAGAGAAAAAGGATGGCGAGTATGTCTTACTGCCGATTTCAGAACACTGTGCTCGCTTTGAAGGATTGCGAAGGCGTCTTGGAGGAAATGGTCGACGGCGATCCTGAGCCTCTGAGCGACGAGGAACTGGGCGCCGCGCAGCAATTGGTGACCAGCTGCCTCAGCATCGTCCAACTACTGGCCGAGCGCGGCTCCCTGGAGTTCTTGCCGGATATGGACCTGACGACGGTGGTTCAGCAACTGAACGACGCTGCGGCGTGACGACCTGAGAGCGAACACCCCAGCGTCCACCGGGCGCTGGGGCACTCCCTCTCAGATCGTCACCCGGCACCTGTCCGTTTGCTGTCCATGCGCCAGAACCGCGCAAATTGACGAGCGATGCTCGCGGCCGGAAGCGTTCATCACGACGCCGCACCGACGCGGTTATGCAAGGAAGAACGCATGTACGATCTTGAAGTAAGGGCCAAATCTGAGCTGCGTGACTTGCGGGATTGTATTGAGCGGATTTTGCTCGCGAACGGACCGGTGTTTGAGCCGGAGCAGAAGCTGCAGCTACGCGTTTGCAATGGGTTGTTACATCTGCTGTCTACGACCATTATCGCGAGCCGATCGATTCGCCTGCAGCCCGCCTCCGCGGTTCGGTGGGTCGAACTATGCCGGCTGGAGTTGATTGTGGTGGAAAGAGCTATCGATCAGGTGGATGGGTGGAACAAGCGGCGCTTGATTCCCTCCGAGTTCGGCGAGGACGAGATCATCCTGCGCGCGCTGTACGACCAGATTGACCGCTACCTCGAAGGACTGGAGCCGGAGTATGTAGCGCTTCCGGTGCATCAACTCCGGCGCGCGGTACGCGACGTCCGATTGATGCAGGTCTGGGATGTGATCGATGCCGAGTACCAGCCAAAGCTGAGGTTGGCCCTGCGTCACTTGGAAAGTGCGATCGCGGGTGCAGAGTGCGCCCCGCGAAACTAATCTCGCAGAAACGCTCGAAAACCGCTTGGCTTCTGCTCGAAATGAAGCGTTCATGTCATCGCCGCAACAACGCGGCGCAACGAGGAACGCGACGATGAGTGAACACCGGGACTTTCGCAGCACGGCTAAGCAGTTAGAGCGATTCGAGGTCTGCCTGCATGAGCTACTGCGCTGGGACGACACCTTGCAGCTGGAGTTGGACGATCTATTGGCGGCGCGAACAATGGCGTCGAGCTGCTGGGCAATCGTGAAGATGCTGTGCGAGCACGCGCGTATTGAACTGCCGAGCGAACCTGATTGGTTCGCGATTCTGGACGAGGTCAACGAGGCGGCGGCGGTTCCCTAACGCGGAGTGGGAAAACCCCAGCGCCCATCGGGCGTTGGGGTTTGCGCGCTTCGCCTTCACTAACCTCCGCGCCGGGCCCGGCGGGCACCGGATTCGACTGCTTCTATTGTGGGAATTTCCATCCGCGCCTACGGCCGCCATCGGGGCGTGTCGGACACGGCGGTACGCAAAGCCATCGCCTCCGGCCGCATCAACGCCGAGGCGGATGGCACCATCAATCCCGCGCGCGCCGACGCCGAGTGGGCGGCTAGCACCCGCGCGCCGGACCCGCCCCTGGCGGTGCCCGCGCGGCAGGCGCGGACGCGCGCGGCAACCGCCGTCGAGGACGATATGGCCGGCATGGCGCCGGCAGGCACCAAGAGCGGCAGCAACACCTACGCGCAGGCTCGCACCGCCAATGAGGTGCTCAAGGCGCAGCACCACAAGCTGCGTATCGCCCAGCTCAAGGGTGAGTTGATCGATCGTTCACAGGCGATGACGCAGGTGTTCGCGCTGGCGCGGGCCGAGCGCGACGCCTGGCTGAACTGGCCGGCGCGGATCAGCTCGATGCTGGCCGCTGAGCTTGGACTTGACCCACACACCATGCATGTCGCGCTGGAGCGCGAAGTGCGGCAGCACCTGACCGAACTCGCGGAGTTCAACGCCCGACTGGATTGATCTTTGTACGACGGCTTCGACCACGTTGAGAAGGCGTGGCGCGATGGCCTGACGCCCGATCCGTTTCTCGACGTGTCCGATTGGGCCGACCGGGATCGGGTGCTGTCGAGTACTTCGTCGTCGGAGCCGGGCCGCTGGCGCACCGCGCGCACGCCGTACCTGCGCGACATCATGAACGACCTGTCGCCGGCCTCGGCGACGGAGCGCGTTGTCTTCATGAAGGGCGCGCAGGTCGGCGGCACCGAGTGCGGCAATAACTGGATCGGCTACGTCATCGCCTGCGCGCCGGGCCCGATGATGGCCGTGGCCCCCACGGTCGAAATGGCCAAGCGCAACTCGAAACAGCGAATCGACCCGCTGATCGAGGAATCGCCGTCGCTGCGGGAGCGCATTGCGCCGTCGCGCGCGCGCGACGCCGGCAACACGATTCTCGCCAAGGAGTTCCGCGGCGGCGTCCTGGTCATGACCGGCGCGAACAGCGCGGTCGGCCTGCGCTCCATGCCGGTGCGCTACCTGTTTCTGGACGAAGTGGACGGCTATCCGCGCGACGTGGAGGGCGAAGGCGATGCGGTCGCGCTGGCCGAGGCCCGCACCCGCACCTTCACCCGGCGCAAGATTCTGTTGGTGTCGACGCCGACGATTGCCGGCGCCAGCACCATCGAGCGCGAGTACTTGGCCTCCGACCAGCGCCGGTACTTCGTGCCGTGTCCGCACTGCGCCCACGAGCAATGGCTGCGGTTCGAGCAGTTGCGCTGGACCTGGGGCGACCCGCGTTCGGCTCGCTACATCTGCGAAAGCTGCGAGCAGCCCATCGGCGAGCACCACAAGACGGCAATGCTGGCAGCGGGGCAGTGGATCGCGACGGCGCCGAAGAACAAAGGCAAGACTGCCGGCTACCACTTGTCGTCGCTCTACTCACCGGTGGGCTGGCGCAGCTGGGCCGACATTGCTGCCGCCTGGGAGTCGGCTCAAGGTTCGGCGACGGCGCTGAAGGCATTCAAGAACACCGAGCTCGGGGAAACCTGGGAAGAGGAAGGCGAGGCTCCGGATTGGGAGCGTCTGCTGGAGCGCCGGGAGGACTATCGGATCGGCACGGTGCCGGCCGGTGGCCTGTTGCTGACCGGCGGCGCCGACATCCAGAAGGATCGGATCGAGGTGTCGGTCTGGGCTTTTGGCCGGGGTCGCGAGACCTGGCTGGTGGAGCACCGGGTGCTGATGGGCGATACCGCCCGCGCCGCGGTCTGGAATGAGCTGGGCGCGATTCTTTCGGAGCATTGGAGCCATGCCAGCGGCGTGCTGCTGCCGTTGACCCGGATGGGTCTGGACACGGGATTCGCGACACAGGAGGCCTATGCCTTCGCACGCGGTGCCGCCGACCCCCGGCTACTCCCGATGAAGGGCGTCGGCAGTGGCGCGGCGCTGATCGGTACACCGACCGCCGTCGACGTCAGCGTACCGGGCAAGCGGTTGCGACGCGGCCTGAAGCTGTTCGCCGTCGCGGGTGGCATCGCGAAGTTGGAGTTCTACAACGCGCTGCGGCTGTCGATCGAGATCGGTCCCGATGGACAGCCGGCGTTCCCGGCGGGCTACGTCCACCTCCCGAAGATCGATGGCGAGTTCCTGCAGCAGCTCACCGCCGAGCATCTGATTAGCCGCCGGGACCGCCACGGCTATCCCATACGGACTTGGGAGAAGCGACGGGACCGGAACGAGGCTTTGGACTGCTACGTGATGGCGCGCGCCGCAGCGATGCAGGCGGGCATCGATCGCTTCGAGGAACGGCATTGGGTTGAACTGGAGCGAAGTCTGAAGATCGTGAAGCAATATGCATCAGTGGACACTGAGCCACTGAGGGATATCCCTCATAGCCACGCGATTACAGGTGCCAGTACCGTCGCAACAGGGCGTCGCTCGCGCAGGCTGGTGCGAAGCCAATGGCTCGGTGCATGATGGTAGGCGCCAGTCGGCGGAAGTCGATAGGACGGCGCACAGAGAAAATTCAAGGAGCGGATGCATGATCCCGACATTCTTCAAGGGCACGGCCGACGTAAAGGACATGCTGCAGGACCTCGTGGACGACGGACTGATCGGGATTCATGGTGGACGAGTCGAGGTTCGTAAGCGTCTGAGTGAGCTGGACGCATTGTTGAGGCGCGAGGGTCTACAGGGCTACAGCACCGTTTCTAGCATCAATCACCCCGATACCGAAATCGGCGTGGCGTTCTATATGGACCTGTTTACCTTCCAGGAAGCACGGGCTTCATTGCTTCGTGGGTATGAGCTTCTGAGCCACCAGCCGGTCCGATAGCGTAAGAGCCGGACCCCGCAACCGGCGCCGCGTAGCCCTTCATTTAACAAGCCGCCCGCTGGGCGGCTTCGTCGTTTCTGTCTCTCGATTTTCTCAATGTCTGATCTTCCCTATACCCATGAGCAGCTGAGGGCGCTCAGGGCGGCGCTTGCCCGCGGCGAGCGCCGCGTCAGCTTCGGCGACCGTCTGGTCGAGTACCGCAGCGTCGATGAATTGCTGGCGGCGATCCGCGAGATCGAAGCTGCGCTCGCCGGCACCGAAGGCCAGCCACGCCGCGTCCGCCGTTTGCGCGTGACCACGAACAAAGGATTCTGATGAGTTGGTGGTCCCGCCTCCGAACCTCGATGTTCGGAGGCTCGCCTGTGCACGAAGCATCGGGCTACGGCCGCCGCTCGACCGCCTGGCAACCCAGCAATCCGGGTGCCGTAGCCGCGTTGCTGGCGACCGGCGACGCCTTGCGAGTGCGCTCGCGCGACCTGGTCCGCCGCAACGCCTGGGCCAATGCCGCGGTCGAGGCGTTCGTCGCAAACGCGGTCGGCACGGGCATCAAGCCGCAGTCCTTGCTCGCCGATCAACCGCAACGCGAAGCGTTACAAGCGCTGTGGCGGGATTGGTGCGACGAGGCCGATGCGACCGGGCTGACCGATCTGTATGGCCTGCAAGCCCTGGCCTGCCGCGCGCTGCTGGAGGGCGGCGAGTGCCTGGTCCGGCTGCGCCCGCGCCGCCCCGAGGACGGCCTGTCGGTCCCCCTGCAGTTGCAGTTGCTCGAACCCGAGCATCTGCCGATGTCGCTCAACCGGGAGGAGCCGAACGGCAACTTGATTCGGGCCGGCATCGAGTTCGACCGGCTCGGTCGACGCGTGGCGTACCACCTGTATCTGTCGCACCCGCAGGACGGGGCGATGGCGCCGATGTCGCGGCACGGCGGGATGGAAACGTTCCGGGTGCCGGCGTCGGAGATCCTGCACATCTTCCGGCCCCTGCGGCCGGGCCAGATTCGCGGCGAGCCGTGGTTGGCACGCGCGCTGGTCAAGCTCAATGAGCTGGATCAGTACGACGACGCCGAACTGGTCCGCAAGAAGACCGCGGCGATGTTCGCCGGCTTCATCACCCGCGACGGTCCGGAAGACCCCTTGCCCGGCGACGGGCCGCCCGACGAATCCGGTAATGCACCGCTCGGTTTGGAACCGGGCACGTTGCAGATTCTGGAGGCCGGCGAGAACGTCACCTTCTCGCAGCCGGCGGACGTGGGATCGAGTTACGACCCGTTCCTGCGCGCCCAGTTTCGGGCCGTCGCCGCCGCCATCGGCATTACCTACGAGCAGCTGACCGGCGATTTGTCGGGAGTGAACTACTCGTCCATTCGCGCGGGCCTGCTGGAGTTCCGGCGCCGCTGCGAGATGGTCCAGCACGCGGTACTGGTCTATCAGCTGTGCCGGCCGATCTGGAACGCGTTCGTCGATGCGGCCGTGCTGTCGGGTGCGATCGAGCTGCCCGGCTACCGGCGGCGTAAGCGCGAGTACCGCGCCTGCAAATGGGTGCCACAGGGCTGGAGCTGGGTCGATCCGGAGAAGGAGTTCAACGCGATGATTCTGGCGATCCGCGCGGGGCTGCTGTCGCGCTCCGAAGCCATCGCCAGCTCCGGCTACGACGCCGAGACCATCGACCGCGAGATCGCCGCCGACGCCCAGCGCGCCGATTCCCTCGGCTTGGTCCTCGACACCGATCCCCGCGTCGTCGCCCGCAATGGTGTCAAACACGCCCCACCGCCGACAGGCACGCCGCCCCCCGAACCGAAACCTACGCAATGACCGGACTGCCACATCTGGCGGCGCGCGTGTTCAACACGCCGCTGCTTATTCAACGCGCCAAGCTGGAAGTCATCCTGGGTGTGCTGGCGCCCAAGTTCGAGCTACACACCCTGCCGCCGCCACAAATGGCGCCGCCCAGTCAGGCGCCCCCGTCCCCCCTGCCGACACAGAACGGCATTTTCGTCTTGCCGGTCCACGGCACCCTGGTGCAGCGGACAGTTGGATTGGACGCGCTGTCTGGATTGACCAGCTACCAGTCGATCGCACGCCGGCTGGATGCGGCGCTGGCCGACGAGTCGGTCCGCGGCATCGTCCTGGACATCGACAGCTCCGGCGGCGAAGCCGCGGGCGTGTTCGATCTGGCCGACCAGATCCACGCGGCACGAACCCGCAAGCCGATCTGGGCCGTCGCCAACGACGCCGCGTTCTCGGCCGCCTACGCGATCGCCAGTGCTGCCGACCGTGTGTTTCTGACGCGTACGGCGGGGGTCGGTTCGATCGGGGTGATCGCCTTGCACGTCGATCAGTCGCAGTCGGATACGAATGCCGGATTGAAGTTCACCCCCATCCACGCGGGTGCGCGCAAGAACGACGGCACGCCGCATGGTCCCCTGACCGATGAAGCCCGCAATTCGATCCAGACCGAGGTCAACCGCCTTCACGAACTGTTCGTCCTGACCGTCGCCGACCAACGTGGTCTCAGCGCGGATGCCGTACGCAGGACCGAAGCGGCGCTGTACTTCGGCCAGGACGCCATCAACGTCGGCCTGGCCGATCGCCTCGGCACGCTCAGCGATGCCGTGCAGCAAATGCACACCGAACTCGACGCCACCGTGCGTCTGCCTTTCCTGGAGAACCCCACGATGTCCACCCCCGAAGCGACGGCGCCGGCCGTCGTTGATCTTGATGCTGCACGCGCGCAAGCCCGCAGCGACGCCCTCGCCATCGCCGAGCTGTGCGAGTTGGCCGGCCAACCACAGATGACCGCGACGCTGCTGGCCGAAGGCGTCACCCCGGCCGTTGCTCGTCAGCGCTTGCTTGCGGCCAAGGCCGATTCCGCCGAAATCACCAGCCACCTGTCGCCGACCACGCCGCTTCCGTCGACGGCGATGTCGCTCGACGACAACCCGTTGATCCATGCCGTCAAGGCGCGCGCTGCATCGGCGCGCAAGGAGCGCTGAGATGCGACTGACCACCTACCCACCGGTCCACGAGGGTCAGAACCTGGGCGATTTGCTCAAGTTCGAGGCCGACAACCTGTACTCGCGCGACCAAGTCACCGTCGCCGCCGATCAGGTGCTCAAGCTCGGTCATGTCGTCGGCCGCATTTCCGCCACCGGGGAGATTGCCGCGCTCGATCCGCTGGCCACCGATGGCCGAGAGATCGCCGCCGGTGTCGCCATCCTGCCGATTACGACCACCACCGACCCGAGTCCGGACGGCCTGATCGTCGCCCGGCTCGCAACGGTCGCAGACCACGCTCTGGTCTGGCCGATCCGAGCCACCCCTGAACAACGCGCCGCCGCCACTTCGCAGCTGCGTGCCATCGGCGTCCTCGTGCGCCGCGGAGTCTGACCCATGTCCATGAACAACCCGTTTCACAACCCGGCGTTCTCGATGAGCGCGCTGACCAGCGCGATCAA